ACTTGTTGGCAAGGACATCCACTCGCTCCTTTTCCTTGATTTGACTCGCTCATAAGATCAGACGTAGCCCCCTCCCAGAGCCATGCGGAGAGCTTGAACTGCGTTATACAAATCCGTTGATTGAGCTTGAGACAAACCCTGATGAAAAGCAATGAAAGACAGGCTGGGCGCCTCGTGCAGACCGTTTTTGTCGATCCAGATAATCCCCAAAGATGGATCGGAATAACTGAACATAATCAGACAAAAAGATTTCCGTACAGTGGCTTGAAGTAGGTAGTGTACATATCCGAAATCTGGGCCTGCGTCAGCACCGCGTTCCAAATCACAATTTCTGTAACGACCTCGTTGGTAAAGAAACCATAGTTGGCGTTATATCCGAAAACATCATATTGGCCCAGTGCTGGATGCCCCGCAACCGAACCACGAGCCGTCTGGTTTTCAAAGAAATTCAAAGTCCCGCTGTTGTCGCGTTGATACCAGTTGCACACTGGCGTTCCAATAGGGGTTGAAAAAACACTAGAAGTTCCATAATGGGTCGAAATAGTGTTCGCCCCACCCGATTGTTTACTAAGAAACAAGTCGGAGTTACTGTTATTACTTAGGAACACGGACTCAGCATTTGTATAGGCCACTATACAGATAGTGCAATTAGCGGGCACAACCAATGCCCCACCAGCCGCAAATAGAGTTCTGTTAGTTGCAGAAACCGCAGGCATGGAGTTAAAGGAAGAGATAGCCACAAACAGTGCATTACCGTATTCGAGCACCTTTGCACTTCCGTCAACGCTGGTCCAACTCGGCACGGCTGCTCCGTCGAGGACGCCGACAATCGAACTGGCTTTCCACCAGTATGCAAGCGGGTAGGTGGCGGGAGTTGTCGGGGCGATGACAGCTCCAGTCGCCACACTTGTTGCTGGGGCACTGTTTCCACTAGCGTTGGACGCGGTGACTTCAAAGGTGATAACGGCTCCCACCTGTGCTGCCGCCAGCAGAAAAGTGTTCGCAGTTGCGCCGCCAATCGCCACACCGTTGGCGAGCCACCGATAGGTGTATCCAGTTGGAGAACCCGACCAAGTGCCGTTGGAGCCCGACAGCGTCTCCCCGACCTGGGCCGTACCCGTGATGGCCGGCACTACACTGTTTACGGGCACCGCGGGCAGGACTGCACTTGTTGCCACGCTCGCCGCTGGGCTGCTGTTTCCGCCTGAATTCGAGGCCGTAACCTGAATCGTGATGACTTCTCCAACTTGCGCCGAAGTCGGCGTGAACACGTTCGCTATTTGCCCGGCAATGGGGACGCCGTTAGAAAACCATTGATACGTGTAACTCGTGGGCGAGTTGGTCCAAGTGCCGTTGGTGGCTGACAGGACTTGTCCGACCTGTGCAGTGCCGGAAACTACCGGGAGAACCGAATTGACCGGAACCGCAGGGAGCACTGCGCTCGTCGCTACACTCGTAACAGGAGCACTGTTTCCAGCCGAGTTGGACGCCGTTACTTCAAAGGTAATCAATGCGCCAAGCTGAGCGGAGGTCAGCAGGAACGTATTGGTTGTCGCCGCGCCTATGGCAACTCCATTTGCTAGCCAGCGATACGTGTAGCCAGAAGGCGAGTTTGTCCAGGTCCCATCGGTGCCCGACAACATGAACCCGACCTGAGCGGTTCCTGTGATTGTGGGTGCGCCACTGTTCACGGGAATGGACACCAAGGGCGGGGTCGGCGGCGTCGGGGTCGGCGGAGGAATGGGGACAGGAGGCGACGGGATTATGCTGCCACCGCCCGCGCCCCACGGCATGATTTTCGCCATTCCCTGCGGCACGCTTGATGAATCTGGGCACGCGATCCCGTGGTATTGCGGCTCGGAATGGGGAATCGCGTAAAGAATCAGCCCGCGTATCCGGCACCAGCCCTTGAGAATCACCTTCACCTGGAACTGATAGCCGATGGTGGTTGGGCGCACGCCCATTGAATCGCACGCAGCCTTTGGCTCAGGAAACACGATGGGATAGCGATACCCCTCGCGGAATGGGACCGGAGGGTAGGGGTTGATGCACACTGGTTCTGCCTCTTGACATCCCCGAGCAGAGCAAAATTGGGTGTGAAACCACATTCGCCAGCAAGGATCCGCATCCTCCCGATACCACACATCCATGTCCACTGTGCCCGAGACACTATCAATCCAGCACTCGCCGCCCTTTAACTGCTTGAGCTTTACCTCCAGGCCGGATGGAGACCAGGTAAATGCCGTCGACTCGAAGCCCCACGTCACTCGATTGTCCCCATTCTCAGTGCGGCTGGTTGTGGTCAGTTCCCAAATATCGATCCCTCCGTCCACTTCCGATATGACAACAGCGAAGCCCCGATGCAAGCCCCCGAAGTCCCGCTCGAACAATTGCAGGAATTGAAGCCCATCGTACGCCCCCTCCCACACGGGTGGCCTTACCGCTGACGTGCCGGACACGTTGGTCGGGCCTTGGGTGGACAGGTTGCTGACGACATCGAAGTCGAGCGGCAGGATCGCCTGATGGACCACGTTCACCCCTGTTGATGCCATCACAGGAAGCACCAGTTGCAGCATCCGGTTGTCGAACTGAATGCCGCTGGAGAACCGCATCAACCCGCGGTCGTTTGCCTCCAACGCCCTCAACTCGTTCTGAGAGATCGGAGTATTGCCCCACTGGCCAAAGTTCCTCACGCTGATTTGCAGGGATCGGATGGCCGGCTCAAGCGACTGGTAAAATATATCGCCGTTCACCACTACCACGGATCTATCTCCCACCGCCCCGTTGACCAACTGTACGACGGTCTGAAGCGGTTGGTTGGTGCTGTTGGCCCCAATCCAATCCGTCCGCGTGACAGGCACCGCCAGCGAGTAAATCGTTTTTCGCGTCGAGATGTAGAGAACCCCTTCGCCCAGTTGGGAATTGATATTGGCTGAGTGGCAGAGAGCGCGGATGTTCCCCGCGTTGGTCGGTACGGTGAATCCATCGCCGCCGACACATAGGGGATTTTCCTGAACGCAAAGGATGGAGTCCCGGAAGTGGTCCACCAGCGTCCCGGTTGGCCCTCCCACCATATCCCCGGCTGAGTACTGCCGGCCCTGCGCATACCAAAGCCGGCCCCCGTAATAATCCATGCAGGTGGCAGCCGGGATTTCGTTGGTGTGCGGCGGGCTGGCGGTAGTCGCGTTGACATCGGTTATCCCCTTCGATCTCCTCAACAGCGTTCCGTCCCAGATCAGAGGGAGCGTCGGGGGCGAAACGGTGAAGTAGTCCCCGGCCTGGATCACTAAGTAGTTTTCTCCCTGGCAAAACCAAGCCATCTCCGCCACTGCTGGATCGCTGGGATTTTGCAGCACGGGATTTCCTCCGGTCAAGTCGCTGACTGTATAAGGCGGTTCAAGCAAAGCCCGGTAAAGCACCCCTGAAATCATGCAGACGAGGTAGGGGTTGGCGCTGTCTGGCTCGTAAATGAACCCCCCCTGCCAGTAATACCCGTAAGGTAGCAGCTTCATCAAAGGCTGAAATCCAGTTCGCTGCGTGATTCCCCCGCCTCTCACCGTGCAGTTGAACATCCAAGCGAGTTGGTTCCGAGCCAACCCGCCGACGTTCAGTGGCGACTGAATGGTGGTCACCGACGATGAATCGCAGCCGCCATCCCAAGAAAAACTCCCGTCTGGGAGATATAATTCTGCGTTGGAGTTTTGGGAGGCCATTATGCGTACTTCCAGACGAATCCCAAGCAGTGAGGTCTTTTACCCTTACAGACAGCGTGAATATTCGTACGCTTTCCGGCAACTTCCTGCTCGGCTTGGGTTATCGACTCAAACTCCTTGATGAATCCCCCAGCCATCGAAAGTTGGACCACAGGTTTCTGAGAAGGGTCTGGTGTGGATGCTCTCCAGGCGGCACGTTTTGCTCTCTGAGGTTCCGTCCATTTCCTTCCCCATCCAAGCATCGTCATTCTCAGTTTGTGAGATTGATCCCGCACTTGAGGTTTTCGACCTTGCTGACCTGCCGACATATTCTCTCTCGCCTCGGCGGTGTGTTTGTAACCAGTGAGGGATTTGGCGACTCTGGCCACAAATTCGGGATCGCGTTTAATTCCCTGGCAGGACTCCGCATTCGGGGAGATATTGTATCCGTTCTCAGGAATCCAGCTTCGGAAGAAGTTGATCCAGAATTGCTCTCGGCCTAAGAGCGCTTCTTTGTCTGGCTGCTTGAGTTCCTCCAATACTTCGACTTGAAACGCGCCCGGTTCTTTGGCGAAAGCTCTCTGCAAGTACCTGTTTCCGTGGCAGGCATCTTCCAGTTCGCATCGGTGCTCTGTCCATCGGTGCCGCAACCGCACGGAACTTCCCACGTAAATCTTCCCGTTGATCGAGTTTAGAATCGCATAGACACCGGCCCCGTATTTCCCGACCGGAGCCTCAAGCTGCTGACGGTTTTTGTAAGCTCTGGCCATGATCAGGGTGCCCAGTGGAAGTTGGTCCCATCCCAACGGATCGTATCACCTGTAGACGGGCTGTTGGTGGCGGCAAAGAGATACTGCCGCGCCGCCGCCGCGCTTGGTTGGCGCTGGAATCCGACGAACCAGTAGCTGACCGTCTGTGCCGCAACCGCAACAACCGAGCACAGCAGGACGATGAGCGTGAGTTTCTTCACACCCCGCTCTTACTCCCTTGCGCCCACTCTGGCAAGAGGATTATGGTGACGCGCGATGGCTCAAATCTTTGAAGAGGCGTTCGGAATCAAGTGGAGGCCCGAGGTTCCTGTTTTGTGGCGACACATGCTTTGCATTCAGCACGGGGGCCGATTTCACCTGGCCGGCCATAAGGAGTGGGGCGGAGCGGGACTATATTTCCACTACAAGGAGGCCGCGACCCTCATTTGGCCCGATCTCGTCTGGCACTCCTGGATGGAACTCATGCTCAAGGAGTGGCTGACGCACCGATACGTGGGCATCCTTGGGCCGGCTAATTCAAGCAAAAGTTTTTTCTCTTCCTGGGTTCACTTGCTCGACTACTACTGCTTCCCCGCCTGCACGACCGTC